GCTGGTACAGCAGGTTTCAGTGGTAGTAGCACAGCTACAGGTCCAGTCGCAGGTTTCGACCCAGTTCTCATTTCATTGATCAGAAGATCAATGCCTAAGTTGATCGCTTACGATATCGCAGGCGTACAACCAATGACAGGTCCTACAGGACTTATTTTCGCAATGAGATCACGCTACGGCACAAACCGTACAGCAGGATCAGAAGCATTCTTCAACGAAGCAGACGCAGAATTCTCTGGAGAGAACGCAGCATCTGACCTCGGACAGTCTGCACAATCAGGAAGCAACCCTGGTCTTCTTAACGACTCTGGTACATATACTACTAACACTGGTATGACCACAGCTCAGGCAGAAGCATTGGGTGATGCATCTGGTAACCAGTTCGCTGAGATGAACTTCAGCATTGAGAAAGTTACTGTGACTGCGAAGTCCAGAGCACTCAAGGCAGAGTATTCTCTAGAATTGGCACAAGACCTTAAGGCAGTTCACGGTTTAGACGCTGAGTCTGAATTGGCAAACATTCTTTCAACAGAAGTACTTGCTGAAATCAACCGTGAAGTTGTAAGATCTGTATACAAAGTCGCAAGACCTGGTGCACAGAATAACACAGCAACTGCAGGTGTATTTGACCTAGACGTTGACTCCAACGGTAGATGGTCAGTTGAGAAGTTTAAAGGTCTTCTATTCCAGATCGAAAGAGATATGAATGCTATCGGGCATGAAACTCGTCGTGGGAAGGGTAACATCCTCATCTGCTCAGCAGACGTGGCTAGTGCTCTATCAATGGCAGGTGTGCTTGATTACACTCCAGCTCTTGCAGGAAACAGTAACTTGCTTCCAGATGATAACAGCAGCACTCTTGCTGGTACATTGAATGGTAGAATCAAGGTTTATGTTGATCCATATTCAGCAAACGTAAGTGACAGACACTTCTACGTTGGTGGATACAAAGGATCATCTGCATATGATGCAGGAATCTTCTACTGTCCTTATGTCCCACTACAGATGGTCAGAGCTGTGGGTCAGGATACATTCCAGCCAAAAATCGGGTTTAAGACTCGTTATGGCATGGTTGCTAACCCATTTGCTGAAGGCACAGACCAAGGTGGCGGAGATCTTGATNCTAACAAGAACCGTTACTACAGACGTGTGCTNGTTGACAACNTAATGTAAATTGTCAGNATANANNGACNNGGGCANNTCTNGCGANNTGCCTTTTTTATTAGGNNATCATAAATACAGCAACTGACGAGATAGACATGGTAGCAGAGGTTACATACTACGTTATGCTCTTCCTTCTTTTAGGATTGTTTACCATTTACCTATTGCGTTTGGGTGCATAATATAGTAAGATATAAAAAACTTATCTAATATGCCCAGAAAAGATTTAGATCGACTTGATGATCTCATAGATGACATCGAGAAGATGAAAAACAAAATTACAGGAATTGTAGACGTCACGGATTCTCCGAAGGACTGGGAAGATTTCTGGTATCACTCCAAGGACATCAATGATAAACAAACTAATCAGTGAGTTTCCTCGCACAGACGTTGTAGACATCGGCATGACCGAAAAAAAGATACGGCAGGTATCCTATACAAAAAGTGAAGTTGATGCTATGATAGCATCTGCTGTAGATACTGCTGTCTCTGAGGCGAGACGCATTGATGAAGAATCAATGAAGAAGCACAATAGAGATGCTACTGTTATCTCTATGATTCTAGGATTCACAGCACTTGCATTATTTGTTGATGGATTGTTGAGGATGTTAGGTATCATTCCTCCATTCATGCACATCGACATTAACATTTTAGATAAGGTCGTCGAGGCAGTTAAAGAAGACCTAAGCAATAACATTATCGCACCAATACACCGTTTTCATGGATTACGACACTAGCATATTATTAATACAGTTTATTAGAGGAATTACAGTCGGATTATTTGCACACTTCATACTGAAGGTGATCTTCGACTTGTACGATATAAATAATGACGACGACGATGACGATCCCGAAGGTGGTCTCATGTCGCCTGTCTACATGGGTGCCTAATGACTAACGCTTGGAATTCACAGATTGAAAATAGAAACTTCTTATCACCACTTGGGTTTAAGATGGTGATGCCTAAGTTTCCTAAGGTCGTGTACTTTAGTCAGTCTGCTGCTATTCCTGCAATCTCAATCACACAACCCATGCAGTCCACAAGGTATGGACGTCAGTTACCTCTAGAAGGCACATTTCAATACGAAGATTTTGAAATGTCTTTCATAGTAGATGAGGATATGGAAAACTATCTCCTACTACACAACTGGTTGCGTGCTCTCGGTGTCCCCGAGAAGTCAAAAGAAAGGACAACTTTTATAGATTTTATGAAGTCTAGATTCCAATACGATTCAAAGGACTGGGATCTGATATCTGCTGACGCATCTTTGACAGTGCTTAACAGTAACTTCAATGCAAATTTTAACATCGTATTCAAAGGATTGTTTCCTGTCTCCTTGTCAGGATTGGATTTTGATGCTACAATAGATGGCACACAGTACGCTACTGCCAATGCCACGTTTAAATATATCTTGTATGAGATTCAGAGTGGTGAGACTAACGTACGCTCCACAGCATTAGAGTAATGAATCTCGAAAAAATTGAAGAGATGTGGGAGAAGGACTCAGAGCTCCATAGGGAGTTGCCTGAGCTTTTGGCAAACGACTCGTTAGCGTCTGCTAAACTACACTCTAAGTATTTGAAATGGTTGAATCAATTCCGACTGATGCTTTCAGAAGCAGAGAGTAAAAGGAATCTAATAAGACTACACAAGTTTGAATATTTTTCTGGTAAAAGACCAGACGAAGAAGGAAAGATATACCCACTTAAAGTATTAAAATCTGATATCGGTCTATACTTAGATGGCGATAAGGATTTGTCTCGTGCAAACGCTAAGATCCACTACCTCGAAACTTGTATAAATTGTTGTGAGAGGATTCTTAAACAGATAGACTCGAGAGGGTTTGCTATCAAGAATGCATTTGACATCATCAAATACTATGACATACGTTAGCAAGAAAAATGAAGTTTATTTAAAAGTAGAAACAGAGGAGCACATCCATAAAGAGTTATCAGAGTATTTTTGCTTTGATGTGCCTAACGCTAAATTCATGCCACACTATAAGAAACGTGTGTGGGATGGAAAGATAAGATTATATTCACCTGGCACAGGTGAGATCTATTGTGGTCTCTATGACTACCTAGAAGAATTCTTTAATAACAAACACTATAAGTATGTCATTAAACAGAGTGACTACTATGGTATACCAGAAGAGGAAGAAGATTATGTCACACCTGAAAGCACAGCGTCTTTTGTTAGGTCTTTGGGTCTCCCTTTCACAGCAAGGGACTACCAGTTACGAGGCATATATCAAGCACTTAAGTCGCGTAGGAAGCTTCTACTATCCCCCACAGGATCAGGGAAATCCCTAATCATCTATGCACTAGTGCGTTGGTATCTACAGAAAGGACTAGATGTATTGATTATTGTGCCTACCACATCACTGGTAGAGCAAATGTATAAAGATTTTGAAACTTATGGTTGGAAAGCAAGTGCATACTGTCATAAGATTAGAGCAGGTAGAGAGAAATATGTTGACGATCCAGTAATTATATCCACATGGCAGAGTATATACAAAGAAGGTAAAAATTTCTTTGAGAGGTTTGGTGCTGTCATAGGAGACGAAGCACATCTATATAAAGCAAAATCATTGTCGGGTATCCTCACTAAAATGGTGGATACTAAGTATCGTGTTGGGTTAACAGGCACACTTGATGGGTTACAAACTCACCAATTAGTATTGGAAGGTCTGTTTGGTAGTGTGGATCAGGTTACAAAGACTAAGGATCTGCAGAAGAAAGGACATCTCACACCACTAAAAGTAAAAATTATTCTACTTAAACATGGTTGGGTGCCGTTTGATCACTATCAACAGGAGATGGATTACATCACACAGCACGAGAGACGTAACAAATTTATAAGTAAATTAGCATTAGATACGGTTGGCAACACCTTAATTCTCTTTAATTACGTTGAGAAACATGGTGAGCCCCTTTACAATTTGATAAATAGTTACAATCAAAATCGCCGTTTGTTTTTTATTCACGGTGGAATTGATACTGAAGATCGTGAAGAAGCGAGAAGAATTACCGAAAAGGAAAAGGATGCTATCATCATTGCAAGTTATGGCACATTCTCCACTGGTATAAACATTCGCAATTTGCATAACGTTATCTTCGCTAGTCCCTCTAAGTCTAGAGTGCGAAACCTACAATCCATTGGTAGAGTTTTAAGGAAAGGCGAGAATAAATCACAGGCAACACTTTACGACATTGCTGATGACTGCACGAAGGGGTCATATCATAACTACACATTCAGACATCTAATAGAGAGGATGAAGATATACGAGTCTGAAGAGTTTGATTATGAAGTCACTAAAGTAAGATTCAAAAATGATTAATTACATCCAACACGAGCAAGAATTCTACGGAGTAGTCAAACTAGTCTCTGGTGATGAGGTCTTAGGACCTATGATCGCCACTGATGACAAGGGTGATACTCTTATTTTTGTGTCTAATCCTGCCAAACCACACGCTACACCTGTAGCAGAGGGTAAGCATCAAGGTCTTGCTATTGGTTTTACCAAGTGGATGATGTTTAGTGAAGAAGATTTTTATTTAATTAGAGAGCCAGATATAATTTGCGTAGCACCTATGAGTGATGATTCTATTGCCATGTATCGCATGTGGTTGCGTAGAGAATTTGGATCTAATGATGATTACACTGCACCTATGAATGAAACCATGGGACTTATTGGTAAAGTTGATGACTTCCGTAAGAAGTTAGAGAAGCAGTGGCGTAACACAGGTTGACGTAGACATATAACTGGTGTATACTTAAGACATTCGGAAGCAATAAATGCCACGGAAAGCAAAAAAACAACACTATGTAGATAACAAGAAGTTTCTCGACGAGCTCGTGGTATACCGCAAGGACGTTAAGCATGCTGCTGAAGAAGATCTACCCAAACCGAGAATCCCAAACTATATTGGAGAGTGCTTCTTAAAGATTGCTACTCACCTATCATATCGTCCTAACTTTATTAACTACATGTATAAGGATGACATGATCTGCGATGGGATTGAGAATTGTGTCCAGTATATCGATAACTTTGATCCTGCNAAATCGACTAACCCATTTGCATATTTTACACAGATAGTGTATTATGCATTCCTACGTCGTATTGCAAAGGAAAAACGTCAAATGGATATCAAAGACAAGTTGATTGAGAAGAGTGGATATGATGAGGTATTCTCAGTTGATACCAAAGACGATCATGCTCAGATGAATTCAATCAAGTCTAGAATTGAAACTACTATGCGAGGATAATACATGAATGTATTGGTTATAACTGACCAACACTTCGGCGTTCGTAATGACAGTCTAGTTTTTCTAGAAAAATATAAAGCATTTTATTCTAAAGTTGTCATACCAACCATCGATAAGATGGGAATTACTGAGGTATTGTGTCTAGGTGATACGTTTGATAAGAGAAAGACTATTAACTTTAATAGTTTAGATGCTGCAAAGGAGATGTGGTTTGACCCACTCCGTGATCGTGGTGTCACTATGAATATGTTGATTGGTAATCATGATATCTACTTTAAGAATACTCTTAAGGTAAATGCACCTGAGTTACTACTAAAGGACTATGACAACATTAATATTATTGACGTACCTGGAGACTATAGCATTGGTGGCAGGGATATGTGCTGTATTCCTTGGGTATGTGACGAGTCAAGAGATGCCACTAGAGATGCAATCGAGACTAGTGCTTCAGATATCTGTGTGGGGCATCTCGAGCTTAGCGGTTTTGAGGCTATACCTGGAATTGTTATGTCTCATGGGGATGACGCAGCACCCTACGATAAATTCGATATGGTCTTATCAGGACACTATCATCTAAAGAGTAAGAAAAAGAATATCCAGTATCTAGGTAACCCGAATCAAATCTATTGGAATGATTACGGTCAGAAAAAAGGGTTTCATCTGCTAAATACAGATGATCTAAAGTTAAAGTTTCAGCAGAATCCTTATGAGGTATTCCATAAGATCTACTACAGCGAAACAACTCTAGATGATATCAAAGGTCTTGACTTTACAAACACCTACGTTAAACTAATCGTAGATGACAAGACTGATCAAGCAAAGTTTGACCAGACCATTCGCTACATCCAGTGTGGTAATGTAGCAGACTTGAAAATTATAGAAGATAACACTTATATTCTGGAAGACGTAACAGATGTAGAGGTAGAAGATACTCTTACTATTCTTGAAACCTGTGTCCAAGAGCTTCCACATAAAGAAGAAGTTTTTGCTATACTAAAAAATCTATACATGGAATCGGTAGAAGTCTGATGTTTGTCTTAGTCGAAAAGAAAACTGGTGGTGTGTACGCTGTTAAAGATGATAAGTCTTTTGAGCGTATCGTACAGATCTTTGCGATTAAAGATGACGCTGACAGATATCATCAAATGTTAATAGATGTAGATTTCCCTAGGGAATTAGATGTGGCAGAGGTTGAGCGTAAAGATGTTGTTTCAAATTGTAGACAACATGGATACAGGTATGCTA